CCTAGAGGTAGACATGGAGGTAGACGGACTGTCTATGACTATGGGGCAAAAGCTAGGCGGTTCTATTGGTGGTCTTGCAGGTGGTTTTGAGTTAGCACAGGGTGCTATGGGTGCTTTCGGTGTTGAGTCTGCAAAGGTAGAAGAGGCACTACTGAAAGTGAATAGTGCTATGGCTATTGCTCAGGGTGTGCAAAGTGTTAAGGAATCTATTCCTGCGTTTAAGGCGTTGAATGCTGTGATAATGGCTAACCCTATTGTGGCTGTTGTTACTGCGTTTATTGCTTTGGGTACTGCTGCTGTTGCGTGGGCTTCTACGGTGTCCACTAAGGTTGTTGATGCGTTTAAAAAGCAAGGTGATGCGGCTGAAAGTTACCGTAAGAATCTAGCGAAGGCTAATGAGGAGCAGAACAAAAACACGGAAAAGGCTTTAGAAAGTTTAGATCGTGAAGCCAAGAAGAGAATCGCAATGGGTGAAGACTCCGTTAAAGTTCAAAAAGAGATCAATGCAGCTAAGATTAAAGAACTAGAAATTGCAATCCAACAGGACAAAGCAGCTATTAGAGCCTTAAACGCACAGAAAGAAAAACTTAAACTTACCCAACAGGAAAGTAAGGAGCAACTAGCACAGCAAGTAAGACAAGAATACATGGCTTGGGCTGGTTCTGTTACCGATATACAGAAAGCTATTCACCTTAAAAGGATAGCCGAACTAGGTGAACAGATTAAAGAGATAGACAAAGAGTCTAATCAACAGATGCAAGAAATAAACGCACAGTTGACGGCTAGAAACTCCGAACTTGAATCTCAAAAAGATGCGGTAGAAGACTTAAAGATTTCTCAGATTGAACTTAACAAAGAGCAAAGCGGGAAAGCATCGGAGGCTAAACAGAAAGCAGTTGAGGCTGAAAATGATTTTCTAAAGGAACAATATAAGCTACTAAAAGATATTGAAGACTTAGAAGCGCAAAGAAAAAAAGAGCAGGAGGAAAAGGCTTTAGAGAACCTACTAGTAATGCCAGAGGTTGTAGAGCAACAAGGTGAGGAATTGGTAGAGGTTGTTGCGGAGACTTTCACCAGAATGGAGTTTATCCAAGATAATTGGTCTAACAACTTTAAAGAAACATTTAACAGAACGGTTGGATTTGCTGCGGATGGGTTAGGTGCTATTCAGGAGTTGGCAGATGCTTTTGCAGGTAAGAGTGAGGAAAGCCAAAGACGGGCGTTTAAGGTTCGTAAAGCTGCTGCCATTGCCCAGACTACTATCGAAACATACAAGGCTGCACAAAGTGCTTACGCTTCACAGATTGTACCGGGTGACCCAACCTCTCCTATCCGTGGCGCTATTGCCGCTACTATTGCTGTGGCTTCAGGTCTTGCAAAGGTAAAGTCTATTGCTTCGCAGAAATTTGAAGGTGGCGGTTCTGCAAGTGGTGGCGGAACGGGTGCGCCAAGTTTACCACAGCCAACAGCGGCTAACTTTAATATAGTAGGTAATTCGGGTACTAATCAAATCGTGGAGGGCTTAACGTCTGCGCCAGTACAAGCATACGTGGTAAGTAGCGAGGTAACGTCTGCACAAAGTTTAGATCGTAACAGAATAAAAACAGCAACACTTTAAATAAGTTATATAGGTATGAAAAATCTACAAGACATAGAACTAAAGATAAAAGACGAAGCAGAAGACGGTGTTTTCGCTATTTCACTTGTTGAATCACCCGCTATTGAAGAGGACTTTGTTGCCCTAAGTAAACACGAAGTGGAACTTAAAGTAGTTGACGAAGATAAACGAATCTTAGTTGGTTTTGCCTTAGTTCCTGAAAAGAGAATTTACCGAGTGATGCAGGGTAAAGAGTTTAACATCTACTTTTCTAAAGATACGGTTGCTAAAACTGCCGAGTTGTTTATGAAGCAACTTAACCTAAAGAATTGGACATTAGAACACGAGCAAAAGACGGAAGGCATATCAGTAATAGAAAGTTGGGTAGTTGAAGACCCTAAACAAGACAAATCAAACCTATACAACCTGAAACCTGAGGGTGGCGAATGGGTTATTATGACTAAAGTATATAACGACGAAGTCTGGAAAGAAGTAAAGGAAGGCAAGTACAAAGGGTTCTCGATTGAGGGAATGTTTGACGGTTTTGAGCAACTTCAGTCTAAAACTGACGCTGAAAAAGTATTAGAAGAACTTCTAGGATTGATTAAGTGAGAGAATCAATAGAATATAGGGTTGAACAGCTAGAGGGCTTTTTTACAGGCGGTGGCGGCGGTTCGGGTCTAACAACGGGTGACGTAGTTTTCATTGCATCATTAGACGACTTACCCACCCCATCTAGCGGGGTGATTACTTTAGCCGACAATGTTACATACTTTTTTACTAATAGCATTGATCTTTTAGGTGATAGGTTGGTATGTGGTCAGAACACCACTATCTTAGGGGGGTCTTCCGAGAATTGCCGTATTAAGTCAACGGGGTTAACTCAAGCGTTAATAACATCGAACTATTCGTTACCTATGCGTAACATTACGATAGAAGCGGCACTTGCGTTAAACTTAGACGGTGACGGAACTACCACGGCGTTAGACTGGTTTGGTGTTAACTTTACAGACTGTGCCGTAGTAGGTACGATTAAAGACTATTCCAACTTTATTATGGCAGATAGTGCTTTTCTTAACTCTAGCGGGTTGACGTTTGACGGGACTATCGGAACGGTAGGATTTTCTCAATGTCTATTCGATGGGCGTTCAGCGACTACTACATTTATCCTACCCGCTACGCTTACAATTACAAGACGTTTCCGAGTTATCTACTCTTCATTTGTTGTGCTTAGTGGTGAAACAGGAATTAACGTTAACGCCTCGGCTACAATACCGACTGAGGCTTATATATTAGACACGGTGAACTTCGGTGGTGGCGGTACTTATCTAAGTGGTATTACGCACACATCTAACGATGCTTTGTTTATTAACTGTACTAACATAACCAATACGGCGGTAAATGGTCAGTTGTATATGCAGGGTAACGTCACGGCTACGACTGTAAGCGTTCAAAACACGTTCTATAAAGTAGCGGGTACAACAACGGCTAGTGCTGACAACTCTAAATTTAGCCACTCTAACAACAGATTAACATGTGACGCTGTAATCAGTAGAAAGTATTTAATACAATGCGTACTATCGTTTACGTCTTCGGCGAATGACATCTGTGAGTTCGGTTTTTACGATAGTCAGTTAGCGACATTAAGAACACCGTCAAGAACTAAGGCAACAGCCAATGCTTCAGGTCGCGCCGAGAATGTGGCTTTCTCATGCGTAGTAACCATGAAGGCTAACGATTATTTAGAGATTCATTGCAGAAATACAAGTGGTGCGAGAAATATTACGGTAGATCAGTTAAACTTTGTAGTAACAGAAATAAGATAAGATATGTATTGGGGACAAGCAGTAAATAACGGCATCTATTGGGGGTATGCCTATACACAGTCGAACTTTGGAAGCGTTTACACATCTTCATGGAGTGGTGACACGCTATTAACAGATACTATATGAGTAAGGTTAAAAAACCAAAGTTAGAAGACTACCTTAAACAATCAAAAGGGCAAGGTCTAGGAAGCCTAGTAAACCAAGGTTCATCTACCGTCACAAACACGGATACCACACGTATAATTACTTCTACTAACGGTTAAAAATACAACAGAACGTTTTTAATTGAGTTATTTACTTTGATAACCAATTAAATTCTTTATGAACATTATCGAACAAGCAAACGAAATCCTGCGCAAAATCGGATTGAAGGCTATCGAAGTGAAATTGGAGCAACAAGTACTACCTGACGGGGTGACAACTATCGAAGCTGAAGTTTTTGAGGTTGGACAACCTGTTTTTGTTGTTACTGAAGATGCTCAAATTGCTTTGCCTGTCGGAGAATACGAACTTGTGGACGGACGTGTTTTGGTAGTGGTTAAAGAAGGTATTATCGGAGAAATCAGAGAAGCAGCAGCGGAAGAGCCAACGGAAGAAGAGCCTGTTGCTGAAGTTCCTGCTGAAATGTCCGAGCCTACTGCACCACAGCCTAAGCGCACAATCGAAAGCATCGTTAAGGAAACGGTGTTTTCAAAAATCGAAGAACAAGCTGCTGAAATCGAAAAGCTGAAAGCGGAACTAGCTGCACTTCAGCCTAAAGACGAAGTGGAACTTTCTTCAGATGAACCCGCTGCTGAACCTATCGTTCACAACCCTGAGCCAGTAGCACAAAAAGAAGTATTTAAATTTTCAACTAAAAAACAGGAATCCGCTTTGGATCGTGTTTTTGCTAAACTATCAAAATAAAAATGGCAACAACAACATCAATTACAACAACGTATGCTGGTGAGTTTGCAGGTAAATATGTAGCCGCTGCACTCCTTACAGCTAACACAATCGAGGCAGGACTTGTAGAAGTTAAGCCTAACATCAAGTACAAGCAGGTAGTAAAGAAACTTTCAGTTAACGACATCCTGAAGGATGAGTCTTGCGACTTTACCGCTACTTCTACTATCACTCTTACTGAAAGAATCCTTCAGCCGAAAGAACTTCAGGTTAACCTTCAGCTGTGTAAGAAGGACTTTGAATCTGATTGGGATGCTATCTCTATGGGTTATTCTTCTCACGACACTCTTCCAAAGTCTTTCGCTGACTTCCTTATCGGTCACGTAGCTGCTAAAGTTGCTGCTAAGATTGAAACTAACATTTGGTCAGGTGACGAAAACAACACGGGAGAATTCGACGGATTCGAAACTTTGTTGGCTAACGATGCTAACCTTGTAGCTGCACAGGAAGTAACAGGAACTACTGTTTA